CCTGTTTTTTTGATAAGCGTAACAGCCTATAAGCCCCTTTTTATTTGGTGTTTTAATTATTTTGCCAAATAATATTTAATATTTATTGTTATCATCAATATAAATTACTGATTATTGCCTTGTAGTCTTTTTTCTAAAACCTTTTACTATATTTGCCGTACAAGATTATACCCTATGGTGGGGTTATTGGCTTTTTGTCATCTTTTGCCTTAAAAAGACTGCTGACCACTTTACCTGGTTGAACTATCAGGCGGTGGAGCTGACAAGACATACCGGAGGAAAACGGGCGTGTTTTTCGTTTTAAATCTGTTAGATGGGTTTTCTTAACTTGTTACCCGAACAGAGCCAAAAGGGGGCCGACAACTCAAGGCTATGCTATTAGCTGGTAACGACAAGTTATATCTCTTCCTTGGGGGTAGGGGGTATAACTTGTTTTTTGTTACCTAGAGAAACACTCCAATCTAAGACATTGCTATTAACATAGTATTCTACCTTATGAAAAGAATAGAGAAAAAAAAGAAACGGCGATTAGAACACAGCTCCCGATTAGCTATGAAGGTTAGAGTAGTAGCTTCTAAGAAACTTTATAATAGAAAGAAAAAACACAAAAAAAAGTGTTATATTTAAACAACTAAAATTTATTAAAAACATGAGTTTATCTAGTCCTAAAAAAACAAGTCCCGTTTCTCGCTACATAGAGTGGAAGGGAGGTTCCGGAAAGTTCCGCTATTGGGATAAAGAAAAAGAGTCTGAGGTATTTATTGAAGGACCTATTTACATTGTAGTTCTTGACGAGCTATCTTGTATTACGGGGTTTGATGTCGATAAAGGAAAAGGCATCTTTAGTAACGAGGTTCATAACCTTAATGAAGAACAGTTAGTTGTTGGTTACATGGGTGGCGGTTCTATCGCTAATGGTTTGTACAAAGAAATAAAAGGGTCATTCCCTGCCGGAGCTAAGTATGCTAAGTCTGTTTATGCCGCTTTGATAGACCCTGATAGTTCTGAGCTAGAACTTGTCAACTTTAAATTGTACGGTTCTTCTGTTGGTCCTTGGATAGAAGCTAAGATTGGTGATGAAGGAAACGTAATTGTTTTGACTTGTGATCCCGTTCAGCAAACAAAGGGAGCAACTAAATATTATCAACCACTTGTTAAGAAGTCTAAAAGAAGAGAGGACATACTAGCTAGATGTGTTGACATGGATAAGGACTTACAATCATATCTTTATAGCCCTAAGCCGGATTCCTTTAAAGCGGATTACAAGCAACACAATGTTTATGAAGAACCCGCTTTGACCCCTGAGCCTGAGAATACTTCTGTTGTTGAAGATGACTTACCATTTTGATAAGTATATCAGACCTAATGAACGAGGTTATATCACAGGAATACCGTGATAAAGAACCTAAAGAGCGTGACTATGTTTACGCTTCGGAGTTAGGTGGTTCGGTGTTTGATGTTTGGATGAAGATGAAAAACAAACCTCAGTCACATCCACCAAATGCAAGATCCCAACGAAAGTTCAAGATGGGTAATAGGTTGGAGGATGAGGTTAAGGAACTTTACGAGATAACGGGGCTTTTGATTCAAGATGAAAAAAGAGTTACAAGAGAACCCACTAGTGATATGGTGGGCATTAGTGGTCGGCTTGATTTCTTTCTTTCTTATGATGGGATGAGGGACAGAGCCAGGTCTGCTGATAATCTTACGGGATGGAAAAAAGACCTAGTTGAAAAAATTAGGTCTAATTCTCCTATTGAACCCCGAACCTGGATAACAGAATTGAAGAGTGTATCTTCACAGATGTTTCCTATAAGGGAAAGGGAACCCGCCCCTAACCATTGGCTTCAAGCGGGATTTTACGCTAAAGAAGAGGGCGTACCCGCTTTGATTGAGTACATTAGTAAGGATGACGGTTTGATGGCAGCTCACTTTGTAAATGTTGATGATGCTCACGAAAAGACGATTAAGTGGTTGAAGGAGTTGTCTGGCTATTATCTAGCGAATGAGCGACCACCCTTAGAACCATTGATAGTGAATAACAACGGGAGGTGTGCTAAGAACTGGAAGGTAGAGTATAGTGCTTACCTTGAGGAGTACGGGTTTGAGTTACCCATGCATTATCGTGACTATGTTTCTCCTAAAATTGGACGGTGGAATAGAGTATTGAAGAAAGTTGAAGAAAAGGCTAAGATTACAGACGATAACAAGAAAGCCTTAGATGAGATGTTTGCTTACTTTAAAACAGGAAAACTATGAATCAGATAGTAATTTGCTATGAGCAACTTTATTTACGTATGCCTAATGCGGATGAAACTAGGCTCATTCCTAATGTTAAGGTTTGGAATGAAAATAAAACTAAGATTCTTTATGGTTTTTTTCCAAAAGAGGCTTATAGCGAATTTTGGTTTAGTGGAAAAGGCAAAAGAGGATCAAAGCGATGACACCCGCCCCATATTTATCGAAACTAGCTAGGGAGTATTTTGATCACCTAGTTTCTATACTAGAGGAACGGGGAGATGCTAATGATGGATTTAGTATGGAACTTAGCCAACTAGCTCATGAGTTTAGTAAGTACCATGAGGGTGTAGATGATCAGAACACCTATGGAAAGTATCAAGAGGCTAAGACGGGGTGGAAGAGTGAGGGTCCTTGGATGAATGTCCAAGTAAAGGCTAGGAGTGTGATAGACAAACTTAGCCCTAAGTTCGGGTTGACACCTTCTGACTATGAAAAGTTGAAGGGAAAGGTTGCCCCGACTACCGAAGCTAAGAGTCCGTTGGAAAAAATGATAGCCGGTGACTAAGGCCGAACAATATGCACATGATGTAATAAACGGCAGGGTTTTAGTTGGGAAATGGGTGAGGCTTGCTGCGGAGAGGTTTTTATCCGATTTAGAGAGGGATGATCTTATTTGGGACGTAGATGAGATAAATCGGGTAAACTTCTTTGCTGAAGAGATAGTACATATCCCTGAATTACGAATTAAAAACTCTATACCACCGCCTTTTGCCTTTTGGTTCGAGCAAATCTACGGATGGAAGTACAAAGAGAGTGGTGAGAGGCGATTTAGGGAAGCATACATTCAGGTAGCCCGTAAAAACTTTAAAACCTTCTACGTTTCGATAGTCAGCCTTATAGAGCTGCTATTATACCATGATACCTACCCTGAAATTCTACATGGGGCAAATTCTAGGGATCAAGCGTTGATTTGTACCGGAAAAACGGGGGAAATCATCAAAAAGTCACCACAATTACGCGATTTGTGGCTAAAAATAGACAATAAGAACAACTCAGGACCACTAAAGGTCTTTACTCACAAGGAAGAAACAATAAAAATTACTTATGAAGACATTAACCGTAGAGGAAAAATTGAGGCAATGCCAAAGAATCCAGGTGATGGAGGGAATCCATCTATCGGAGTTATTGACGAGTTCCACGAAGCGAAGGATTCTGTCTTACTTGAAACAATTAAGTCGGGTCAGGGTCAGAGGAAAAACCCACTAACATTAGTCATAACCTCACCAGGTCACAATAAAGACGGTCCTTGTTACTCTGTTTTAAGGCAAAAGGCGGTAAGTACATTAGAGGGGAATATAGATGCAGACAGAAATCTAGCTATAATGTTCGAGTTGGATGCTGAGGAAGAAAAAAACGACCTGAAGATGTGGGCTAAATCTAATCCTATGGTGGATTACTCAGAAACCTTGTGGTCGTACCTAAAAGAGCGTAAATTAGAGGCTGAATCTGTCAAAGGTAGCGAGGCCGTTAATATTTACATCAAAAATGCAGGATTATGGCTTGATCAGGCTAGTATTTGGGTTCCTACTGATGTAATTAAGGCAAATAACGAGGAAATTGATGAAGAATCACTTATTGGGGCTACTTGTGGAGCCGGCGTTGACCTTTCTGCGGGGGGTGATTTAAACGCTTTTGTGTTAGTTTTTCCTGATATAGAAGGTCGGGTTGTTGTTAAGTCTCACTTCTGGATACCTCAAGAAAAGATCAAAAAGCAGCGATTTGACGAGGTTGACTATCAAAGATGGGTAGATAAGGGTTATATCACGGTTTTCGAGGGGGATACGGTGGAATATGATGAAATGGCTAGGTACATGAATGAAGAAATGGATAAATACGATGTTCAAACAATGGCCTGTGACTCTAAATATCTATCTTCTTTGGCTACTTTTATGAAGGATAGTAATTATGTTCAAGAAGGATTTATGGAAAAAGTTGGTCAAGGGTTTTATCTCAGTCCGGCTATTAACTACATAGAACATTTGTTGTATAAAAATAGTATGAACTTTTTATTTAATCCGGTAATGAGGTGGAATCTAACTAACACGGAAATAAAGGTGGGAAATCATGGCGATAAGATGATGGTGAAGGATAATCCTAATAAAAGAATAGACGGATCTACTGCGTTAGCTACTTGTGTTCAAAAATTATTAGAGTTAAAGTTGTTAGATTACAATTATTTTACTAATATTGGGTAACGTTGAGTATAAACCATCGTTTTAATGTGGTTTATAAATTGTTATGCGCTTTTTTTAAAACAAATAATATGGCTAAAACATTTAAAATACCTTTTGCATTTGATGAAAATAACAATGTTGTCGACATAGAAAGTGCTAAAAAGGGAATAATTTATAGGTGTAATTGTGGTTCTGATGTAAAACTAAGGGGAGGTGATATTATATCAGACCATTTTTATCATATTGATGATTCTAATTGTTCTTTAGAGTCTGCCGTACATAAAGCATATAAAGCAATCTTTGAGAAAGTAAGAAAGGTAAAATTGCCGTATGTTATCAATGGGTCTGATGTCTTAATTTTTGACAAAGTTGAGTTAGAGAAAAAAATTGATGACTACATACCAGATGCAATAGGTTATATAGGCGATGAAAGGTATTTAGTAGAATTTGCAAAAAGTTCTTACATAGGAGAACGTAAGGAAAAGAAAATAAAAAAAAGTAATCTTTTTTGCTTGGAAATTGACATAATTAAAACAGTCAATTCAATAACGGAAATAGAAAAGCATCTTATAAGTCAGAATTCATACAAGCACATAATACATATACCAGAATACAAGGAAATGAAGGAATTAAGGGAAAAATTTAAGCAAGAATACTATAAATTAATAAGAAAGCATAAATCCGAGATAAAGCTATTGCAAGACAAAGTATATGACTTAGAAAACGAACTTGAAATTTTTAACGAAATAAAAGAAGATTGCGGATTATTTTACAAGACAGATTGTAGAAATGGTGCAAAAATGTACAAAAGAAAACTTGACGGTTTTAATCAAGAGATAGTTGCATTCCAAAAGAATGGGGTTATAAATGTAAAGTTCAATATCTAATTGCGCATAACGCCGACATAAAAAGCGTTTTAATGCCTTTTATAAAATGTTAACGGTCTGTACCGGAGTGCCCGTAGGGACGAGCAGTATGACCGAATTTAGGTAGTAAAAAAAATAAAAAAAACACAACTTTTTTTTTGTTTTGTCGTTATAATATAGTATAAGAGGATTATTTATCTTACGGTTAGCTAACCCTTTCCTCTTAAATGTTTATGACGATAAACAACATTACGATTGGATAAGAAAGAATCCTTCTTTAAAAGGACTTATGATGCTATTGGTCACTCTTTAGGGTTTAGTAATTTTACCTTAGAAAATCCAGACCGACAAATAAACGGCTTTACGGTAGCTCAGATATTAGGTGGTGGTGATTCAACGGCTTCCGGAGAAGATGTAAACGAACAAAAAGCTTTAACATTTTCTGCTGTTTGGGCGTGTGTAAGGGCTTATTCAGGTCCTTTTTCTTATTTTCCTATAAATATTTACAGAGAGACAAGAAATAGAAAAGAGAAAATTGATCATTCTCTTTTAAAATTATTCAAACAGCCACTTCCGTACATGAACGGAAACACCCTTATGGAAAGGGCGGCAATGCATTATACATTGTGGGGAAATTGTTACATTGAACCGATAAGGGTTTCAAGACTAAAGCCTATTACTGGTTTTTTTATTCACCATCCATCTAAGGTAAAAGTGATTAAAAAAGGGGATGGTGTTGATCAAAAAATAATTTACGAAATCACTTCCGAAGATGGAGATGCTAGGCGTTTATCTCCCGATAGGATAATTCACGTGGCAAATCTTGGTGATGGGGTTGTTGGTATTCCACCTATTTCAAGGGCGAGGGAAGATATAGGTTTAGAGTTAGCTAGAAGAAGATATGGTTCTAAATACTTTGGTCAAGGTGGTAAGTTTGATGGAGTTCTTTCCGTTAAGTCACGGCTAAATGATAAACAATACCAAGACTTAGTAGACAAACACGCAATAGCTAAGAAAAACGGGGGAGATTTGATAACGAACGTAGAAACCGAATACACCCCTTATTCAATTCCACCGGAAGATTCACAATTTCTTGAAACGGGGTTCTTTTCAGTAAACACTATTGCTAGATGGTTTGGTGTTCCACCTTGGAAGATACAAGACTTACAACAAGGTTCTACATTCAGAAATATTGAAGAAATGGGTATTGCCTTTCTTAAAGACTCTTTGGCTCCTATGGTGGAAAAGTTTGAGTGTGAGCTTAACACAAAGTTAGCAAGGGATCTTGATGGTGCATACATAAACATGGATATGGAGCGTTATATTAGAGCTGATGCAATGGCTGTTGCAGAGCAGAATAGAACAGGAATACAGAACGCTTACAAAACACCTAATCAGGTTCGAGAGTATAATGGAGATAACCCGATAGAGGGCGGTGATAGGTTGTTTATTCAATCTAATATGGTTCCTTTAGACCTGATAGATAACATTTATAATTCAGAAGAAGGTCAACAAATGATAGCTCAAATGTTGGCAGATAAACTTTACAATAAGAAGGAATGAAGAAGTGGTATGATGTAAAGGTTATTCCTAAAAAAAATGCTACGAGCGAAGCGGAAATAACCATTTTTGATGAGATTGGAATGTGGGGCGTTGATGCTTCTAACTTTAAGGCTGATCTTGATAAGGTTAAAAATCTTTCATCTATTAAGTTACTAATAAACAGTCCTGGTGGATCCGTTTTTGACGGTATTGCTATTTATAATATGCTTAAAGATGTTAGAGATAAACTTACTGTTGAGGTTAGTGGATTAGCTGCTTCTATTGCATCTATTATAGCTATGGCGGGAGGAACTAGAGTAATGAGGGAAGGAACCTTCTTAATGATTCATAATCCTTGGACTATGATGGTGGGGGATGCTGATGACATGAGAAAAGAGGCTGACACCCTAGATCAGATTAAAGATCAACTTGTTTCCATTTATGTAAATAACTCTAACCTAGACTCTGCCACCATAGAAATGCTAATGTCGGAGGAAACGTGGATGGATGCTGAAACAGCCGAAGAGTACGGGTTTATATCAAAAACCATATATGCACCTAAAATAGCGGCATCTTTTAATAAGAAACTTAAAGAGTACGGGTTCAAAAACGGACCTAAAGATACGGGCGGTTCGCCTAAAGAAAAGGATGATATGGAATATAATCCGGTTATGGTAACAGTTGAAGGAATTGATTACAATTTAATTCCCGCCAACATGGTTACTACAAATGGGACTGAAACCATAACACTTACAGAAACCACAATGGTCCAAGAGGCCGATGTGTCTGCTTCTGACGTTGATGCGAGGGAAGCGTTATTAAAGCAAATTTTAGTTTTTAAAATCAATAATTTTTTGAATAATGAGCAACGTAAATAATATCCAAAAGTTGCTTGATCGAAAAGGCCACCTTTGGAATGAAATTGAGGGGCTGAGGGATCAGGTTGCTGACGGTAAGTTCGATGCTTCCCTAGAAGAGAAGTTTGAACGAATGAATGATGAATACAAGTTCATCGAAAATCAGGTAAGAGACTTAGAGGCTATTGAGGCTAAAGAGAATGATCTTGCCGGACAACAAGGTAAGAATATTGCCAACCAAAACGAGTCACTTAAAACCTCTAAGGAGATTTACAAAGAGGCTTTTGCTAAGTATGCTTCAGGTAAGTCTATGACTGACGTAGAGGCTAGTGCACTATCTAATTACCAAAATGCTGCGGAGCAAACAATCACAACTACCGGTGGTGGCTATGTTATACCGGAGGACTTTGCTGGTGAGGTTGTTAAGAGTATGGCTTATTACGGCCCTTTCGGGGTTAATCCTGGTGCGGGTCCTGCAAGAATCATAAGAACAAGTGGTGGTAATCCTTTCCCTATTCCAACTATCAACGACACAGCGAATACAGGACAGGATCTAGCTATCAACACAGATGCTTCAACTAGCTCAACTGCTTTGACTTTTGGTACTAAGCAATTAGATGCTCATGTGATTACGTCTGACGTGATTCAAGTTCCTAAACAATTACTTCAAGATGAAGGTGTTGGGTTTGTTGGATTGTTGGCTGAACTTCTTGGGGAAAGAATGGGACGTAGATACAACAACAAGGTAACTAGAGATGTTGATGCTGCTGCTAATGTTGGTGGTTTCTACGATGCTGCTACTGAGGGTGTTGTTTCTGCTGCTATTGCTGCTATCACGGCTAATGAGCTAATTGACCTTCAACACTCAGTTGATCCTGCTTACAGAAATGGTCCTGGTGTTGGATTTATGATGAATGATGCCATTGCTGCTTCTATCCGTAAATTAACTGTTACGGCTAATGCTGATCAGTATTTATGGGAGCCAAACTTCACTCAGGGACAACCTGATAGATTGTTGGGCGATGCTGTTTACATTAACAACGACCTTCCTTCTACTCTTGCTGCTGATAATAGAAGTGTATTCTTTGGAGATTGGTCTAAGTTCTGGATCAGAATTGTGAACGGAATGGAGCTTATCAGATTGGATGAGCGTTATGCAGAAAAGTATCAAATAGGTTGGATGGGAACAATGCGTTTCGATGCTGTTCTTACTGATTCTGCTGCTATCAAGTTTATTAGACAGCTTACTACGTAAGATGAAGATACTGGTTTTAACACCGGTATGGAAAAGACCTGAGATTACTGAGCTTTATTGTCTTGGTATTCTCAGGCTTAAAAGAAAGTTTGATATTGATGTGTTGTGTGTTTGTTCTCCTGAAGATCCGACACACAATACGTTGATATTAGATAAATACAAAATCCCATACGTTTTACATGAAAACAAGTTGGGTAAAAAAAAGAACTTCGGGTTACAAGAAGCCCTAAAAAAAGATTGGGACTATCTCTTGGAAATGAATAGTGACGATATTATAAAAGACGAGCTTATAGAGGTCTATGCTAAATTAATGGAACAGGGTGTTCCTTTTATTGGTATGGGCAACTTTGTCTTTTACAACTCAGAAACGGGGGAATCTAAGGAATGCACATTTA